AGCTTCGCCCACTGCCACGCCTCCACGTCGCCCTGGACAATCTTGCGGCCGGTCGTCTCGTCGGGCGGCCAGCCGCCGAGCGCGCGGTCGATGAGGTCCTCGGCGTCCTGGATCAGCCCGACCGCGGTCGCGGTCGGCATGTCGACGCCGTTGAGTTCGGCTTCGAGCGCTGCCTCGGTGGTGTAGATCGGTTCGGCCATGGTCAGTGCGGCGCCCCGAGTCGAACGGGGAGCCCCCGCCCAGGTGCGGGCGGGAGCGGCCTCATGCGCCGCAGGGTGCTACTCGAGCTCGTCGCCGCCGGCGCCAGGCTCGGCGTCCGGGTCCTCGGCATCGGGCTCGGGCGGCTGGGCCGCCTCGAGGAGCGCCACCAGCTCGGCCTTCTTCGTGCCCTTGGGCACGTCGAGGCCGCGGTCGGCGGCGATCGCTCGCAGCTCGTTGACGGGGAGGTCGCCGAACTCGCCGGCGTCGTCGTCCTCGAGCTGCCGGCTGACGAGGAGCGCGCCGCCGGCGACGAGCTCCTTGTGCTCGGCGGTCCCCTCCTCGACCTCGAAGACCGAGTCGCCGTGCTCGAACGTCAGAACCGAGGCCATCGCTTAGGCCCCCTTCGGGAGCCGGACCGCGCTGATGATCCCGGTGGTCGACGCGGCGAAGTCCACGTCGATTGACCCGTCGGGCTTCAGGAACCGCGCGGACTCCAGGACCGCGAGGACGTCCCCGGTGGTCGCCGGGACGCTGACGACCAGGTCGCCGATGCCCTTCCTGCCGGCGGGCGGGTTCGAGGTGCCGGCCTTGAACGTGACGTTCTTGGCGCCGGCCGAGGTGTTCGTGACACGGACCACCAGGCGGCCCGTGTCCTTGACGCCGGCGATGTTCGCGCCGTTCGTCGGGTTGATGGCGGTGCCCGCCGGCTGCGCCGTGGCGGCGCCGGAGGGCAGGTCGGTGATTGCGACTGCGTCGCGGGGCATGCTTGTTCACCAGTCCTTTCGCAGGAGAGTGGTCGGGTCGGGGATCAGGTGTCGCTCGCGACGAGGCACGCGAGGTTGTCGGGCCGCACGACCTTGGCCCCGTACACGTGCAGGCCCTTGAGCGCGTCGGCGAACCGCCGCTCCGGCCGGTAGGCCTCGGTCTCGAGGAGCTGCTGCGCCCGCGACCACGCCGACCGGTGGCCGGCGATCACCTTGTGCTTGACGCCGGCGACGTTCGGGACCTGGTTGGACCGGTAGACGTCGAAGCCCGCGGCCCGGCCGATCAGGCCGTTCTCCCCGGCGGTCATGCCGTTCTCGAGCTGCGCCCGGTTCGCCGCGGTGCCGTAGCCGGTGAACCGCAGGTCCTTCTCGAGGTAGCCCTCGTACCACGGCGGGATCACGACCCACCGGCCGTCCTCCGGCGTGTCGGTCTGGTTGAGCCGCGTGTTGAGGTCGACGAGCTGGTCGTAGGCCTTCGTCGACAGCGCGTTGAACCCGTTGACCGGGGATGCGTCGGACCCGATGAACTGGCCCGCCGAGATGTCGACGTACTTGCCGGCGATGAACGAGTCCATCGCCTTGCGCAGCCCGTACCCGGCCCGGCGGCCCGCCTCCTCGCGCAGGCCGCCGAGGGCCTGGCGCTTGTCGATGTCGTCGACCTGGAAGTTGAAGGCCTTCTGCTGATCGATGAGCAGCGACAGGGCCGCATCGGTCAGCGTCTCCGGGGCCTGCATGTCCGAGTCCTTCGTGTAGTCGAACACGGAGACGTCGCCGAGCATCGTGATCTTCACGGTGTCGCCGGCCTGGGAGATCTCGCCCTCGTAGTCGGTGTTGATGATGGCCGGGTTGCCGTACACCAGGAGGGTGTCCAGCGCCCGGAGGATGTCGGCCGCCCAGACGGACGGGACGAAGTTGACGATCGACATGAGTCGCCTTGCTCCTTGAGGTAGGTGGGTCGGGGCTAGCCCGCCAGCGCCTCGTTGACGACCTTCGGGTCGAGCGCGGCGACCTGCTCGGGCTTCATCGCCGCCAGCTGCTCACGAGTGAGCTTCGGCGGATCCGTCTGAGTGCCGCCTGCCGGGCCGCCCGAGGGCGGGGGAGGGGCGCCGTCCACGAGGTGGGGGCGCTCCTTGGCGACGGTCTCCAGCGCCGCCTTCACGGCGGCGGTGTCGTTGCGGTCCACCGCGGCGGGCACGAGGTGCCCGACGAGGTCGGGGTCGCGGAACTTCAGGGCGCGGGCGATCGACTCGAGCTGGCGGTCCTGCTCGGCCTTCGCCCACTTGGCCTCGAGCTCGGCCTTGTCGGCCTGGGCCTTCTCGGCGAGCTCCTTCCAGCGTCCTTGCTCTTCGGCTTCCTCGCGCTCCTTGGCGGCCAGCTTCTCCTCGGCCTCCTTGGCGCGCTTGTCGGCGGCCTCCTTGTCCCGGCGCATCCGCGCGAACGCGGAGTCGTCCGGGACCGGCGGCGCCGGCGGGTCCTGCCTGGGTGCCGGCTCGGGGGCCGGCGGGTCCGCGGGCGGCGCTGCGCCTGCGGGGTCGTCCGTGTCCCGGACGATGAACGGCATGAGCTTGAGCACGATGGTGCCTCGGCTTTCTCCCGCGCGGTTGGTTGCCCAGGTGCGGCCTGGGGCCGATGCGGGCTCGGCGATGGGTGCCAGCGTTCCCGGCTGGCGCGGGCAACAGCCCCCGGATCGGGGGGCGAAGATCTAGGCCGCCGGAGGCGGCGGGGCGGGCAGGACGGAGTCGATGTCCGCGGCGATCGCCGCGACCTCCTCGTCGACCTGGCCGTCGTCCCAGTCGGGGTGCAGCGTCACGACCGCAGTCCGGCGGCTCATGACTTCGCTCGTCACCGCGGTCGACACGTCGCGGATCTCCTCGCCCCCGTCGCGCGGGAGCGGATCGGGCAGCTCAACCGCCGGCGGATCCTCCCCGGGGTCCGGCGCGCCGAAGCCGCCCTGAGCGACGGGGAGCGCGGCGGCCCGCAGAAGCAGGTGCAGGATCCATGGCAGGTCGGCCTTCCACTCGCGGGCCTTGCCCTTCGCCGCGTTCGTCGTGGGCAGGAACCGCAGGCGGATCCCGACGCCGGTCTCCGCAGCCCCCTCGACGTCCTGACCGACGAACTGGGCGACGAGCCCGACGCGGGAGAGGCAGGTCTGCACGAGGCTGCGGATGTGCAGCCACAGCGGCTCGGCGTCGTAGGACTTCTCGATGACGACGACGGGCGGCTTGCCGTCGCCCTCGCCGAGGGTGCCGCCGTCCGGCTCGACCTGGAAGACCTCGAGGCTGGCGTCGAACGCGCCGTCGGCGCGCGTGAACCGCCCGGCGGCCATGACGCGGTCCTTGCCGGTCAGCCGCGCGTTCTCCGACGCGATCGTCACGGCCTCGTTGAGGGCGAGGAGGATGTCGGTGATCGCGTCGTACTCCGAGACGCCGGCGGTCTCGTCGTCGTCGAAGTCGTTGATGACCCGGCCGGCGAGCATCGGCAGGCCGTGCTGCCACTCCGGGTTGTACCCGGCGGTCTCGGGCCTGGACTCGAGGCTGACGCGGCGGCCGAGCTCGTCGGGCGTCCCGCGGTAGAGGACGTTGCGGACCACGCCAGCGGAGTGGATCTCAACGTGGCGCCACACCCGGTCGGGCTGCGCAGGATCCGGGTCGCCGCTCTCGTCGGTCCCGCACTCGCGGGCCCGCTCGGTCACGAACGCGCAGGCCAGGACCCGGTCGCCGTAGAGCAGCGGGACGACGTCGAGGCGGCTGTTCCACGTGAGGATCGGCCAGCCGCTCACCGCGTGGTTGATGTGCATCTTCCACCACGCCTCGCCCTCGGACACGACGATCCGCTCGGCGCGATGCAGCCGCGCCGGCATCCGGTTCGCCGCGATGACGGCGTCGAGCGCGTCCTGGTCGCCGGCGTCGGCGGCCTTCGCGTCGAGGTCCTCGGCGAACAGGAAGTCAGCGAACCCGAACGCGATCCGCCTGGGGAGCGAGTCGACGAGGTACGGCCGGCCGGGCTCCCAGCTCTGCATCGACGACAGCCAGCCGCGATCGCCCTTGCGGAACGCGCGGCCCGTCATCGCGGACGCCCGCGCCGCGTGCTCCCTGGGCAGCGGCCAGGCGGGCGCGGAGTCCAGCTCGGCGAGCAGCTGCTCACCTGGGTCGGCGTCTGGCAGCACGGCGAGTCCTCCGGGTCGAAGTGGTCAGGCGGCCTGCGCGTCGACGTCGCGGTCGCGGCCGAACATCTCGTAGCCCAGCTCCGCGGCCAGGGTGAGCACGGCGTCCGCGCCGTGGTCGTCGCCCTTCTCGGTGCGGCCGACGTCCGGGTCCCGCCATTCCGCGGCGCGCATCTGCCGCAGGATCTCCGGGGCCCCGGCGGGGCTGACCGCGAGGACGCGGAGCGCCTGACCGTCGTGGGCACGGCGGGCGAGGAGCTGGCAGTACTTGATCGCGACGACCTTGAACTTGCTGAACGGGATCTTCCGGACCTTGGGCCGGAAGCCGGGGCGGCGCTGGCGCATCATCCTGATGAACGTGCCGATGACCTTCGCGCCGGCGGCGCCCGGGTCGTAGCGCAGGAAGTCAGGGTCGGGGCCGAGCTCGTCGAGGAGGGCAGCGAGGCGATCGGCGTCACGCTCGAGGTCGGCGTTCGTCGAGTAGATCTCGGCGATGACGGCGAGCCCGCCGCCCGGCGTGCGGTGCGCGAGGGCGAAGTGGGTGTTCACGCCCCAGTCGATCCCGAGCCACAGGTCGGCGTGCGGCGTGGGCTGCAGCTCAGTGCCGAGGCGTTCGACGGCGTCCATGTGCGGGCCGGGATAGATGAGGTCGGCGTCGGCGACGAGGAACGCGTCGGCCTCGGTCTCGGGGTACTCGATCCGGAACTTCGTCGGGTCGCCGAAGTTCGCGAGCGCCGCGGCCTTCCATGCCTGGTCGCGGCCGGGGCGGGCCTGCCACGGGAAGAACAGGGGCCGGAAGTTCGACAGGCCTCGGCGGGCGCGGGACCACTGCTTGGCGAACTCAGCGCCGAGCCGGCTGCTCTTCTCTCCGCCGTTCCCGGTGGACACGGCGACGACCTTGCCGCCGCCTTCGCTCGTCGGGAGCGCGGCCTGCCAGATCTCCGACGCGCCCCTTTGGAACGCGAACTCGTCGAGGATGACGAGGCCGGCGGTCTCGGACCGCGCGGCGTCCGGGGTGCCGACCAATGCCTTGATCGTTGACGCGCCGACGTCGAGGGTGGTGACGGCGTCGCGGACCTTGCCCGGGGACTGAAGGCCGCCGAGGACGTGCGCCGACAGGCGGTCGGCGGCGATCCGGTCGCGCATACGGCGGATGCGGCCGAGGAGCTCGGTGGCGTCGCTCTCCTTCTTGCAGAGGATCAGGATGCGGATGCCCTGCTGGAAGATGGCGAGCCACAGCGCGAAGGCGAGGACGACCCAGGAGAGGCCGAGGCGTCGGGCCTTGAGGACGATGACCGCGTCATCCTCATGCAGGGCGCGGAGCGTGTCGTGCTGGCAGGGCCACAGCCGGAACGGCAGGACGGTGCCGTCGGGCTCCTCGATGGTGCAGTGGCGCTGGACGAACGCGGCCGGGTCCGCTTGGCATTCGCGGCGGTCGAGTTCCTGCTGGACTTGGAGGTCGAGGAGCGCCGTGCTCACGGCTCGGCGTCGGGCCCGGCGTCATCGTCATCGTCATCGTCATCGTCTTCGACGTCGACAGTGGTCGCCCATGTCTGCGCCTCGACCGACTGGACGGACGAGTGCAGGTAGCCGAGGCCCTGCCATGAGTTGAGCGCCTCGCCGTTGACGTCGCCCGTGCGGTGCATCAGCCAGGGCTTGCCGTCCTGGTCGCGGACTTCGCAGGTGAGGAACCAGCCGACGACGAGCGCGCCCTGCTCGTGCTCGGCGATGACCGCCTGGATCGCGTCGTGCAGCGCCGTCCGCTCGGCGTCGCTCATGCGGCCCGCTTCGCCGCGAGCGCCGCCGCCGCCTCGCGCAGCTCGTCGTCCGACATCGCGGACAGGTCATGCTCGAGCTTCCCGGCGTGCTCGACCTTCACGTTCTCGCGGTACATCTCGGGCTTGCGGGCCTTGAGCATGAAGATCAGCAGCGTGTCGCTGTAGTGCTGCTCCTCGCCGACGACCACGCCCTGATGGCGGACGTCCCTGGTCACCCCCCGCACGGCCCGCCGGTAGGCCTCGGCTTCCATCCGTTCGGTCGTCGCCTCCTCGAGGTCGTGCCATGCGAGCGCGAAGCTCTCGTCGGCCTGGCGGGCGTCGTACACGGTCCGCCGGCCGATGCCGACGGCGGCGCACGCTGCGGTCACGGTGCCGAGCTCCTCGAACGCGGCGAGCCAGGCTGGCTTCCAGTCGCGCCGCTTTTTCGGTGCGCGAGTTGCGCGAGGGTTGTCGGGCTTGGTCATGGGCGATTAGGGTCGGCGCGGAGCCACTGAACGGAGGGGAGTCGATGCAGACCGAGATCAAGATGGCGGACGGCAGCAAGATCCAAGTCGACGCTGAGTACGACGAGGCGCGCAAGCAGCTCGTCACAGACTTGAGGACCTTCACCGAGTGTTCCGGTGCTCATGGTCAGTGGGTCTGCGGCGTCATCGGGTCGGGCAGCCGGCGCGGTCGGGAGACAATTGCACTCAGTGCCGCCGTGGGGTCCGTCAGGACCCTCTCGATCTGTCGCTCCAGCTCGTCCAGCTCCAAGCTCCCGTGCACGTACTGGTCCCGCAGGTTGTCAAGAGCCATTGACTCTGCGGTCGGCGGGTTGTGTCGCCGAGTCCTGCCCTTCATGCGGCCTTGCGGAGCGCGGTCTTGACGGGGAGGCCCTGCGTGGGGCGGACGCCTTGGCGTTGGCGTTCCCACCGGTCGTGCTGGCAGCGCAGGCAGTCGCAGATGTAGCTC